CAGGGGTTGCTTCGGCTTTTGCCTTGGCGGGGCGCTTGACGGGCTCAGCAACCTCTTCGGCCTCCACCTTCTCGGGAGCGGCCTTGGCGGGCACGTCGGCGTCCTTAAACGCTGCGGGCAGCGCCGGCTGGTTTTCCTTCTTGCTTGGCACCATCTTGAACTCGACCGCCTGCATGGCTTCTTCGGTCTGGCTCTGCTCCTTGGCCAGCGTCCACTCTTCTTGCGTCAGTGGGCGCACAGCGCGGAACTTCAGCACCGGCACAGCTTCGGCAGTGTCAAAGCGAGCTTCGGTCACCACACCAGTGATTGGGATACCGTGGCCAGACAGGAACTTGCCGTAGGCCTGCAGAGGCATCTTGTCGCCTTCGGCCTTGCCGAAATACGACTTGGCGGGAACCGACAGGCGGTAGATGTTGCCACCGATATCGCTCTCCAAAGCCACAGCCAAACGCTTGCTGTATCGGCAGGCGCGGGACTTGCCGTCACCGGAGCCCTCAATGTTTTGTGGGCAGGTAGCGCAGGTCTTGCCTTGTGGCTCGGTGACTTCTTCGTTGGGCACAACGCCTTCGGCCGACCAGCACGCGGGCTTGATGTCTTTGCCTTCTTCGTATTTCTCAGCGTAGAACGTGCGGGACACGCCCTTACCGGCAGAGATCACCACCAAGTTCATGGCGCGATCTTCGTTCTTGGCGACCTCTTCGCCGCCCACCACCATGCGCCATACGCCGCCCTTGATGGAAATTTGCTTGCCGCCAGAGGAGCCTGCAATGTCTTTGGTTGTGGAGTCTGCGGCTTCGCGCAGATAGTCAGGAACGACGGAACCGGATTTGAAAAGTGTCATATTGCTCATGTTGATTTCCTAGGTTTAACGGGCACGGGTTACGGTAATCGCGTAGCGGGAATCTACGTTCATACCTTCGGGCAGTTTGTCAGGGTTCTCCTGCAAGAATTCCTTGAAGGTGGTCTGACTTACGCGGCGCTCCAGCAGTTGCGGGGCGTCGTGTTCTTTGATGAAGCGGTACATGGCATCCCAATCGGACGTCCAGTAACGCGTCTTGATGGACCGTCGAAACGATCCGAATTGTGTCTTGCCGCCATCTTGGCCAGTGGCCTTGCACAGCTCCAGCAGCTCAGTCTCGATGGTCTCCAACTGCGTGTCGAGCACAGCAATCTCAGCTTCCATCTCCTTGGTCTTGGCGGCTTTGGCGTCACGGATTTTGATGTAGACGCTCACCAGCTTCTGAGCGTCGATCGGCTTGGGGGTTTCTGTTTCGGTGCTCATGGGGTTCCTTTTGATTTACGTTGAACGAAATTAAATTATACACTGTCAAACTTTGTCGTCAAGCACTTGTTTGTACAGATCGACCAGCGCCTGATGCAGATCGATCTTTCCCTGCAGCAGTGTGTACATGCGCCGCTCGACGGGGCTGCCCTGCAGGTGCGTAACGGTTACGCAGTTCTTCTGCCCGGCGCGGTGGGCGCGGGCGTTGGCTTGGATGTAGATTTCCGTGGATGATACCGGCCCCCACCACACAACTTGGTTGGCCCGAGTTAGGGTAATCCCGTGGGCTGTAGCCTGCGGCACCATCACGAGGATGCGCGGGTCGTCTTCCGTTTGAAAGCCCTTGATGATGTCAGCGCGCTTGTTCGCGGCCACGCCGCCGTGGATGGATGCCGTGGTGTACCCGGCCTTGGCAATGCGGTCCTCCACCATCTCCAGTGTGTGCCGGTACGGCACGAACACGAGCACCTTCTCGTTGGTCCCAGCGATCACATCGAGCAGTTCGTTGACCCGGTTGTCTACGTCGAACTCAACCACGTCTCTGTCGTCGGTGTACACAGCGCCTTGCGAAATCTGCAGGAGCTTGTTGAGCATGGACGCGGCGTTGACGGCCGTGACTTCAGCACCAGCAGCGATGACCGCCATTTGCTTGCGTATTGCGTCATAGTACTTGGTCTGCTGCGGTGTCAGCGGCACCTCGCGGGTCGAGTACAGCATGTCGGGCAGGTCGAGACACTCTGCTTTGGTGAACCGTATGGCGGGCTGCAGGACTTGGTGCACGATGGGCTGGGCGTCTTGGCGCGGCACCCACCGATACTGCGACATCTTAATCATCACGCGGTCACGGAACGCGCCGAAGAAGCGCGGCACTGCGTCGGGGTTCACCAGCTTGGCCAACCCATAGGCGTCGAGTGGGGACTGCGATGCCGGGGTGCCCGTCATCATCCACAGGCGTGTGCTTGGAGTGATCAGCGAGGCGAGGCACTTCCACCGGTCAGTCTGCACGTTCTTGATGGCGTTGGCCTCGTCCACAATGACCAGATCGAACCCGCCCTTGGCCAGCTCGTCGGCAACGACCTTCACGCCGTCGAAGTTGATGATCACGAACTCGTAGTCACCCGCGATGATGCTTTGGCGTTGCGTGCGAGTGCCCTGCGCAATGGCAGCAGTGCGGTGCATCAACGTCTTGAACAGGTCCGAGCGCCACGCAGTCTCCATGATGGACACGGGGCACACGATCAGCACGCGCTTGACCTTGCCTTGCGTCATGAGGTAGTCGGCAGCCCACGCAGCGGCGCTTGTCTTGCCGGTCCCGGCCTCGTTGAACACGAAGCATCGGGTGTGCAGGGTGAGGAACTCCGCAGTGTTGCGCTGGTGGTCGAACGGGGTGTACATGCCGGGCCACGCGTACCGCCCGAGGATGGGGCTGGGGACATCTTTGATGCCCATGTTGCGCAGCAGTTGCACCTCGTCAAAGCCCCAATTGACCAGCAGCTGATCGACGTCGCCGTTGGTGGCCACGACTTTGCTCTTGGGGATGATGGCAGTGATCTGCCCTGCTTTGCGCGTGTTGAACAGCAGCGCTTTGTCTTGAATGATCTGCATGATTTGTGTGAATGAAAAGTGAATAGACGGCAAAAGAAGCCGGGTAGTTGCCTACCCGGCTAATCCTCAACTGGAGAAACCCATGAACGTCGATTGCTCGACGCCTAAATCCTACATTACTTTTTGCGCTCGCGCTTGGAAATTTCGGACTTCATGGAGCCGTCCTTCTTGCGCGCGAAGCTGGTGTTCTTTGTCTCGTGCATGGCTGCCAGATTGGAGGCATGGTTTGTGCCGCCCTTGGACATGGCCTTCTTGTGGTGCACATCCACGGTGTCCGGCAGGGTGCCGTTGGCATTCTCATAAGCCCTGCGGGCCTTGTGGCGCTCAGACTGTGCCTTGAGCTGCTTGGGTGTGCCCTGATAGTTTTTGTACTCAGCGGCGTAGTCGCGTTTTTTCTCAGCCATGATGGTGCTCGCATGAAGAGACGGGGCAGAATTTGCAAAGGGCCGAACTGCGGGGATTCCACACCCCCACCTCAACAGCCCTCTCGATGGCCCCGGCTCTGCCTGCCCACTTTGACAGAATCTCGGGGAGTTGCGCACGAGTGTACTCAGCTTTGATGATGTCGCCAACCACTACGAACAGCAACGCGCCTTTGACCGTCATCACCGTGGGGTGGTGCAGCATGACCATAGCGGCCATGAGTTCGAGCTGTGCGGTGTCTGCGTAGCGGCTGGACTTGCCGGTCTTGTAGTCGGCTACTCGTGCGGTCTTGCCGGATGTGCTGATGGCGAGATAGTCCGGTATGCCCCGGAACCATACGTCTTTGTCAAAAAAGCCACACGGGCTAAAGTCAACTCGGATCGCCATACGGTCCTCGCAGCGGATTTCTCCGTCAACGGCGGCAAGAGGCTCGACAAATGGGTGGAACTGTGCGAACTGTTCGGGTAGTGGGGTGCCGTCTTTGATGTAGTCTTCAAAGGCTTTGTGTACTGCGGTGCCATAAAGGGTTGCTTGCGTGTCTTGCGACTTGAATTTTTTAAGGATACGGACTTCGTGATAACGACGGGCGCAGCCCTCGTAGTCTTTGACGGACGAATAGGAATGTGCAAGTGCCATAGAAGTGAACCGGAGGTTTGTTTGAACCCCCAGTTTACCAGTCCTTGGCCAACACTGTAAGCCAATCTTGGACGGGTTCCAGCTCCATGTACTCGTGCGGTTTTAAGCCGCCGTATCGGGCGGTCCATTGGCAGTTCCGGTCAAATTTCTGCGCAAGTTCCCGCGCACGGGCCGCGCTTACGCCCATTTGCAGACCGATAGCGGCGTATGTCATTCCTTGCAATCGCAAGAACCCGGCTTGCATGAACCGCACATGGGCACGATCTTTTATTTCCTTAGCAGTCGCCATAACTCGCTCCCACACCAGATTCACACGACAGGGGCAAGCCCACCGCCCACTTGGGATTCCAGCTCATGCACTCCTCCAGATAGGCTTGGGCCTCGTCGGCTTCTTCCTTCTTGGCAACGATGGCCACAGCGTCATGCACCGTCAGCACGACCTTGTACCGCTTGGACACCCGCAGCATCTGCTCGGCCACGATCTGGCGGGCCACAGCCTGACAGATGTTCTCCACGACCTTCCCGCCGTAGATGCGTACCGGCAGCCCCTTGGAGGTGTAGACCATCTCAAACTTGCCGGTGTCGGGGTTGGGCACCTCGCGCAAGCCGGGGTACTGGATGTGCAGCCCGTTGGGCAATGTCAAACCCTTGCCGGGCACTGCGCGGATCAACCCCACAGCGTCAAGCTGCATGGTCTGACCAGTCAGCAGCGCCTTGAGCGCGTCACCAGCGGAGCGCCAGAACTGAGCAATGCAGAACGCGCTGCTGCGGTAGGTATCGATGATGCGCTTGGCCTCCTCCAGCGGGACCTCGACCCCAGCTTGGGTCTTGAGGAACATCTGCAGCTTGACGTGGCCGACGCCATAGCCTGCACCCAATACCACGGTCTTGCCAACTTGGCGCTGGGTCTTGGTCACGTCCTCCATGCGGATGCCGTAAATCTGTGTGGCCATGAGCTTGTACACATCGTGCTTGTCGCGGAACGCCTGCACCAGATTTTCCTGCCCGGCCAGCCACGCCAGCACTCGCGCTTCGATCTGCGCAGAGTCGCAATCGATCACCACGTAGCCCTTGGGGGCCCTGATGGCTTTCTTGATCTTGCCAGCGTTCGCGCCGCGCGACGGCAGGTTCTGCAGGTTTACAGAATCTTGGCCAGACCAACGACCAGAATGAGCACCGTAGTAACGCAGAGGAACCGGAAACTTGCCGCGACGAGCCATCCCAATAAAACGCTCCGTACGAGTTTCCTCCAGTGTGGTTTTATTCCCGAGTCGGGCAGCCACCAACGCTTGTACTCGCTCATCTTCATGCTCCTGCAGCGCCTTGAACGCTTCGTCTGTTTTGGCAAATGCCCATGCCGTCTTTTTGGTGGCGGGGCTGATCTTGGTGGGGGGCTCGATGCCCAGTGACCGCAGGGCCAGCGCGAACTTGTCGTTGGACATGAGCAGCGTTTTGAGGCCTGCGGTGCCCTCGGTGTAGATGGCGTGCACATACTCGGGGTCTGCGTCCTTGAGCATGTAGTCCCGCACGGATTCGAGGAGTGTTACCTTGCTCTCCTTGACCGACTCCAGATGCTCCGCCAGTTGCACTGCGTCCAGCTCCAGCACGGGGTCGATGAACATGCGCAGCGTCAGGTCAATCAGCTTGAGCTCCTGCTTGGGGAAGCCCATGCCCATGTACCGCATGAACAGGTCGTAGGTCAGCGCCACGTCGTTGCTGCAGTACGCGCCATACCGGGCCAGCTCAGTGCTGGTGAAGTCGGCGTAGCGTTTGCCCTTGGCGGCGTCCACCTCGTCGCCCTTGACCCCCACACCGGCGCGCTCGGCCTGCGCCTTGAGGCTGTGCGACTTCTCATGAGGGTACAGCGCACGGGACATGCCCATGATGTCCACCCACGCCATCGGGTTGACGCCGTAGTGCCACGCCAAGACCGCACCGTCAAACGCGGTGTTCTGCGCCACGACCATGGCATCGGACCAGTCGATGCTGGCCAGTACCGATGTCACGTAGGGCCGGGGCACCCACTGCGTTGGGCCGTCGTTGACTTTGTAGGAGAACCCGATGGTCTCCCAGCGCGGGTCCCGCACGTACTCTTCCGTCGTGA